TTGATCTCAAGATGTCAGATTTTGATTTCAAATTATATTCTTATCTTTGCAAGAACTATGATCTTAAAAGATTAACTCCGTATGTAAGAATGATTGATTGCGCAGATCACATGATAGTTCCGTTGCCTAAAATTAAAGAAGCAATGCAGCGCCTGGCGCTCTTAAATATAGATTACAAACCGCTCATAACACATAAGAATTTTACATACTTTGATATGCCAAGATACAAAGCTTTTCTTGAAAGCATAAAGTTTACCAAGAATTATTCCAATAAAGGTTTCAACAAAGTTAAACAGAATATTTATACTTATCAAAATGGTAACTATGACAGCTGAGTTACAAATACAAAAAGAAGTTTTTGCGTTATCTAATATTATTAACTTGATAGACGAAGCTGCAAGAACTGAAAGATTTTTATCTGGTCCAAAACCGCCTATGGCTGCTAGTATGTATAATTTATTAGAGACAACCTATATGCAAGGAGACTGGGCTTACTACGAAAAGAAATTACTAAAGTTAAGAGCTACACCAAAACAAATCACAAGGTGGGAGTTTGCGATTGAATGCTTAACAAGTATTGAGCATGACATATCAGAAGATCCTATTCTTGATAGACAAATCATTTGGATGAAAGCGCAGCGTTACAAGTGGACCGTAATTGCTAAACACTTTGGTTTTACAAGGCATCAGGTTAAAAATAGATATGAGAAAGTCCTAAGTAAGTTGTGTAATAAAATTAAAATAAACAATAAAAAGTATTGCAAACTTAACAGAATATTATACTTAATTTGATATTCTTAAAATCTTTTTAAATAAATAAACACTCCTATAAAATAAATTAGAAAATAGTAACTTGGAAATCTATCCAGGTGCTGTATAATTATAACTATTGTACTTGTACTTAAAACCGTTCCAGAACGGATTTGAAAAGTATAATTTTTTTTTCTCTTTTTTTTTTAATCCTAAAACCGTTAATGGCTGCAAGACATAAATACAGACTGCAATGTCAGACAATTAATAAACAGAATAAACTTCCTTGTAAGGCTTCTGGAATATTGATGAAGAATGGTAACATTAGATGCAGAATGCACGGAGGCTGGAGTACTGGTCCTAAAACACCAGAAGGTAAAGCGAAAGCATTACTGAATTTAAAACAGAATAATAATGACAAAAAAACTAGAATTAACAGTACAGATAGCTGATGATATTGAGCGTATGTTGATGAATGGTACTCCTTTAACTACCATTTGCCAAAACAAAGGTGCGCCTTCATTATCTAAAGTTTATGACTGGATTAGATCCGATAAGGCATTTGCGGATAAGATACTGACTGCTCGTAAGATAGCAGCTCAGACATATCTTGATAAGATGATTACAGAATTAGAGAATGCAGACAACAAAAGCATTGCAGTAACTAGAGAGAAGCTAATCCATTATCGATGGATGGCTTCGAAGTTAGTTGCAATCTATGGAGATAAACAACAAGTCGAAGTAGATAGTAAGATTGAGATAACCTGGAACGCATCAGATGATAAGACATTTGAGAATGAGATTAAGAATGTTTCAGAGTTGGGTAGCTAACACACAAACATAGTTCTCGCACACGACATGAGGTTCGAATGATTCTAATGTGCAGTCCATATGTATAGGATTGGTACCGTATCCGTACTTTGTTTTAAATAAGCTATTGTTTCTACCGTAGAGCGATTGCCTGACGTGCAATGTGTTTACCTTTTGCAGTAATTGTTCAACGTTTTTTGTAAAGGACCATACCACAAAAACCAGGCGGAGAGGCTAATACATAAATTACCGATGATTAAAACAAACAGATAGATCTATGACTAAATATATTAAAGATAAATATAAGAATGTGACCGCCATCAGTTTCAAAGCTTATGACAATGATTTGATTATTAACTTTTCAGGATTTGAAAACGAAGAAGATGTTGAGGACTTTTGCGAATTTGTTTTTAACAGAATTTATATGAGATCTAACTTTGGAGATAATCCACCAACGGTTCACTAAGATGATGAATTTTATAAATGAATTAAGATTTAAAATAGAATGTCTTTGCATTGAACATCCTTTGCTAATCACTTTTGCAATCGGATTTATATTAGGTGCAATTATATTTTAATGAAAATCCAAATTCCGTACACGCCACGAAAGCACCAGGCGTATATACATACACAATTAGATAAGCATAGATACGCTGTACTATGTTGTCATAGAAGATTTGGCAAGACCGTTATGGTTTTGAACCATTTAATTCGTGCAGCCTTAACAAACACAAATCATGCTCCAAGACTAGCTTACATTGCTCCAACTTACAAACAAGCAAAAAGCATCGCTTGGGATTACTTAAAATTTTATACTAAAAATATTCCTGGCACGAAATGGAATGAAAGTGAGTTAAGATGTGATTTAGTTAATGGCTCTAGGATAACTTTATTATCTTCAGAAAATTTTGATAGCATTCGTGGAATTTACTTAGACATGGTTGCGATTGACGAGCTAGCTCAGGTTTCGCAAGGATTGATAGATGAAGTAATAACACCAGCTCTTTCAGATAGAAGAGGAAAGATGTTTCTAATTGGAACACCTAAAGGAATGAACAATATATTTTATGACTATTACAATAAAGCTCAAGCGGATGATAAATGGTTTCTATATAAAGCTAAGGCTTCTCAAACAAAGATTGTTGACGAAGAAGAACTAGACGCTGCTTTGTCTGTAATGGGCCAGGCTAAGTTTGACCAAGAATATGAATGCTCATTTATTGGTAATATAGAAGGCTCTATTTATGGCGAATTAGTCCAAGATTTAGACGATGATGGTAAAATAGGAGCTGTTCCTTATGATCCAAGTTTACCAGTAAATACAGCTTGGGATATTGGCTATAACGATAGTACCTCTATTATATTTTTCCAACTGCTAAACCATCAGATTAATATTATTCAAACGTATGAGGATGATAACGAAGCGTTACCTCATTATATAAAATACTTGCAAGACCAAGATTATATTTATGACACTCACTATGGACCATTTGATTTGGACCAAACTGAGTTCAGTAATGGTAAAACAAGAAGAGAAGTAGCGGCAGCGCTCGGAGTTAGATTTAGATTAGCACCGAGACTACCATTAGAAGATGGCATTCATGCTGTTAAAATGTTGTTGCCTAGATGCAGAATAGATAGTGATCACTGCTCAGATCTTCTTATTGCGCTCAGACATTATCATAGAAAATTTAATGATAAGGAAAGAATTTTTAAACCAAAACCCGTTCACGATTGGAGTTCACACATGATGGATGCTTTACGCTGTCTTGCAACTGGTATTGAAGAAAATAAATCAACTAACAAAAACTTACAACGAGTAGCCGATAGTAATTATCAAATCATATAAGGAGATAAAAATGTACGGAAAAAAGAAATTAACATCAAAGCAAAAAACTTTACCTTCAGCTTTAAAGAAAAAGATTATGAAGTCTAAGTCTAAAATGAGAAAAAAGAAAAGATAATGTCATTTATTAAAAAAATATTTTTTCCTAAAGCTCCGAAGATGCCAGAAATTAAAATGCCTGAGCCAGTGGAAGTTCCTAACTATGATGATGAGGAAAGAAAATTGGAAGAAGCTAGATTATTAAAAGAAGCTTCTAAAAATAGAAAAGGCAGACGATCTACAATTCTTACAACTCAATCAGGTTTAAATGAAATAGATGAAGAAGATTTAAACCAGAAAACTTTATTAGAGGCATAAGTGGGATTTTTTGGAAGTAGAAGTACAAGCGAACAAGAAAAAGATAACAATAGAGAACGACAAAGAACATCTCAATACAATACTAAAATTTCAAAAAAAGCAAAAGACAAAGTAAAAACAGATAGAGATAATGATAGTAGAGATAAGCTTGCTAATTATAAAGTTCCAGTAAAAAAAATTCCAGCATTTATTCCAGGATCAACAATTTTAAATATGATCCCACAAGAACTTTCTCAAAAATCTTTTGAAGTTAATAGAGATTATTTTGTAGAAAAT